GTGCCCCAATCGTAGTAGGCTTTAATTGATATCTTTCTACATATCCACCATAATCTAAAAAGCCACCTGCGTCTATATATGTTTGTTTAAGTTGAGTTAATTTACAATTATTTGGATTTGCTATAAAGGTACTTAATGTTACCGCTCCATTCATATGGTTATGTCCTCCTATATAAAAATCACATGCGACAACTATATCTTCTAATTTTGCTATTCTATTTATTTTACTTCCTGGAGTACTTCCTCCACCTGTTGTATGGTGTATATATCCCGAATAAGTTTGAGCTGATCTATTTCCAGTTTTTTTTTGATTTACCTATTTTTAAAAATAATAAACAACTAATTTCACAATATTTTACTTCTCTTTCTTTCGTGGATAATTTACCACATAATTCAGTCGTCCATGAACGGTTATTAAAATCTAATGTTCTTTGTTCATGATTACCATCTATTGCTCCTATTATTTGTTTTTTAATTGGATTAAACAAGTCTAAGGCATAAGCCATTTGATCTCCTCCATATTTATTGAGTAATTTTTTATTAATAGAAAAAGGACTTGTTTTTGATGCTCTAGTTGCAACATTAAATATATCACCGGTTAGGAATACTCTAGCATTTTTTCTTTTCTTTACCCAATCAATTTGCTCTTTTAATTTTTCTTCACTTTTTTCTGTAAAATATTTATCTTCCAAATGAATATCCCCTAACGGAACTATATATGCGGTATCATAGTTAATTATTTCTTTTATTATTTTCATATAATAAGATTTAATTAAATTTTAACATATATTAAAGTATTTGTAAATATTATTAAAAATATATATTTTCTACTACTAAATATAAATTCGAATCTGAAGAACCTTGTGTTCCACCTGAAGCACCTGTATTATTACCGTCGTCTTCTGCTCCTCCTCCACCACCGCTAGCTCCTTCACCTAATGTTCCATTTTCTCCACTTTCTGGGGCAGTACCTCCTGCTCCATCACCCCCGGTACCTCCTGCTACGGAATAACTACCTGCTCCTCCTCCTCCAGCTCCTCCTTCAAAATCACCTGAACCACCACCTGGGGTTGATCCACCATCCCCACCTGCTCCACCTTTTGCGTTTATTGTTCCAGTATTCGCGGTTAAATTATTATACATAACTAAAGCCATTCCAGCGGATCCACCTCCGCCGCCTCCGCCACTTCCATATAAGTTTGAATCTGAATTACCCCCATTTGTTCCATCTACACCATTTATATTAATTTCACCGGAAAAATCTAAATAAGCACCACATTCAACCATTAATGCACCTCCCCCTGCTCCACCTGATCCACCATCATTGCTATGTCCTGTTGTATATCCATTACCACCATTTCCTCCACCGGATCCTGGAGAAACAACTAAAAATCTTCTATATAATCTATTTATATCTGGTGTGATATAGAATTTCTTTGTAGATGATTCAAAAATATTACCAGCCGCTCCACCAATTGCCGCTGGTCCACTACCATCATCCCCTGCGGCACCATTTCCTCCATCATGAGTAGAATCATCAAATACTTCAAAACTATTTGTACTAGCATTAGCTCCTTTTCCTTCTAAATTTATTGTTCCTGCAATAGTAACATTTCCTTGAGATTTTAAAATTAATAGTGTACCCCCACTTGCTTGATTTGATATTGTTAATGTTGCCCCTGCGGCAATATTTATTGAAGTATAATTTTTAACCAAAATATTAACACTACTAGCATCTAAAGTGGTTGTTCCACTAGGAACACTTAATGCACCATCCGAACCGTCACCTCCGAATTTTATTACATTATTTATATCAGCAGCCAATAATTGATCACCTGCTGTCCATGGATATGCCATATATTTATATAATTATTTATTAACTTATTGTAATTGTCCAATCTATCGTCAATGTTGTTGTATTTGTTTTTACTACTCCAGTTGGTGCATCAACTAATACATGACTTACCAATATTCCACTATCTGTCGTTGCTGTTGCATCAGAAAATATTCCTGCCTCATAAATTGTTCCACTATATTCAGTAGCATTAAAAAATCCACTAACATAAGCAGTATTCGTTGAATTTGTTTTACTTGCTACTGCATTTCTATAGGTTTCAGTTCCTAATGTTGTATCACCATCTGCTACTGCAGTATTATCAGAACCAACTGCAATATACTCAACTATCATTTCATTGGTTGGTGTTGTTGATACTAAATTATTTGCAATCATAGTTCTTCCAACAGTTGGAAGAATATTCTCAATAACCTTTCTATCAACTTTACAAATTGAATTTAATTTTCTTACCAATGACATAAATTCTTTTCCTTGTTCTCTCAATTTATCAATCTGCTCTGTTATTTTCCATTGTTCATCTGTTTGAATATATGCACTGGTTAAATGATATATTCCTTTCATATTAAATGATTCATTTTTTTTAAATTTCATATATTTTTAAATTATTAACCAAGTCTACTACCGCTTATCACAAAAACTCTCTTTTTTCCTGAAGGGGTATAAGGACCTGTCACAAATTCAACTTCATAATCTAAACTCTGAGCAGTAAATGTTTCACCGATTGCAGAAGTTTCATATTGTGGATGATTAAAAGCTACTGTCATTGTATCTGCTATTGCCATCGTTTCATAACTAGGATCTGCAACAACATCAACAGTAACAACATTTTCACCTATATCTAAAATTTTATCATTATCACGTAATAATAAATCTTGTAAATATTCAATTAATCCATAAGTTTTTGTTGATACGATTTTTACATCATACACTAATTTCGTAGGAGTAAACATCCTCATTGTAACCTGATTAATTAAATAATCTTCATTAATATCATATAACGATGAATTTATTCTAATTTTTTGACCAGATCTTAAACCATTTTGATATGTTTGAAATTGTCCTTCAACTAATGTATTTTTATAATTATCTAATTCCGCATTTGCTCTTTCTAGTGCCCCTTGTTTTGTCTTAATGCTATCATCAATTATTATAAATTCATATTCACCGTCCCCTCCTTCTAATGCCGCCATATCATTAATACTAACTGTATTTTTTGTTTTTAATCTAACCGGTAGATATGGTCTGCCACCAACTCTAATTGTTGCACTAACACTTGGTTTATCTGCTTCTTTCCATTTTAATAATTTTTCTTGATAATTCCATAATACGTCATAATCATCTGCACTATCGATATAATCTGCCCCAACACTTAATGATTGGCCTGAAAGAGTACATGTTAAATCTTCATATCTATAAGCAATATCATATATATCTCGTACCCCATCCGATTCTATTTCAGTTGTGAAAGTCGATGCTAAATATTCCCCACCTCTAACATAAATAGAATTTCTAACTTGTGAATTATCTTGTTTAATTTTTAAAGTATTTATATTATAGCTACCATCTGTATCTAATAAATCAAATGGTGCTGAATTGTCTGTTTTTGAAAAAAAGTGTATATCTTTATCATAATCTACATACCAATCATAATGAACTAAATCTGCTAATTTTGCTAATGATTTCGATACCGTAATATAATTAAATGCAATAAAATCTATAACAGTAGAACAATCAACATTATTAATTGTAAATCCAGTTAAATAAGTATCATTAATATCAGAGATAATATCATTTACTGATTGATTTTCATACGTTTTTGCTACTAATTTTCTATCTAAAAATTTTGTATAATCTTCACATTCGCAATCAAAAACTAATATTCCACTTGTATCTAAATATTTATTAATTCTTGTAATAACTCCTCCAAATATTTTTTCATATTGAAATGTAATTTGTATATCTTGCCCAATAGTAGGTGAATAATCCAATATATCACTACCATCTACCTTTCTAATTTGAAATTTACATTTATCTACTAAATGTGTTAATATATTTTCTATTTGAAATCCAGTTTGGGAAACATATTGAGTTCTATCAATTTCATTAATCCATACTTTTAATTCATTAGGAAGAAGTCTTGGATATTCTTCAATTGATATTTCTTCATTTACATTAATTAAAAATGGTACATCACCAGCTTCTGTTTCAGTTATAGATATAGAATCACTAACATTAATTAATCTATCAGGAAATGCTCCTGTACTTTCTGTGATTGAAATTGAATCATTAACATTTATTTCGGGTACTTCTATATATTGTATAGCACCCCATCTATAATTATCTGTATCAGCAGGAGTATCTGCAGGAACCATTTGAAATGCAATATCATCACCATCTGTATATGAAACAACTGATGAATCTGAACCTGTTGTATCTGTTCCTGAAATTGCAACTTCATTATTTGTATTTGAACCATTTTTTCTTATTGTGAATGTTCTTGTATTTCCTGAACCTGGTGCAGTATCTAAATCAATATATAATCCCTTTATATCAAACCCAAGTGGCCCAACTTTTTGATACCAGTCACTTTCAGTTACCGTATATCCAGTTGTATTTCCTAATAATTGTGTATATGTTGTAACTGAATTACTTGTTGTATTATTTAATCCTAATAATATACTTTCACCTAAATTATCCGGTTCAATAACAACTGCATATCTTGCATATCTTGTATTTGGGGTATTATCTGGAGTACATCTGACTGAAAATATATCACCAGGGGCACAATCGATACTTAATCCAGTTTCATTTTTATGACCACTATCTGTATCAGAATATTCAATTTCCGCTGTTGCTTCTGGTGAACCATTTTTCATTATATCAAATGTATAACTTGTCCCAGCACCAGGTGAAGAATTAAGATATGTATAAAATCCAATAATCGTTCCATTGATTGGTATTACATTTTTCATTACCGCTTCAGTTGCATTCCAATCAGACGAATTGGCAAGTGAATTGTATTCAACAGTAGATTGATTTAATTCATCTCCTATAGATCCACTAGGCAAAATAAAAATACCTTCAGTATCTGGTTCAAATTCTA